CACCTACTTAATAGCTCGCTTGAGCATTAGGTTGGGAATCGCGCCACAGCAGTTATTAGAGCTAGACCCAATAATGCTTCAAGCCTTGTTGAAGGGTCTCAAAGATGAAGCAAAGGAGATTCAGGATGCCAGTAAGCGTAAAGGGCGCAGTTAATCTCCGCAAGGCTTTACGCGCCTATACTCCAGACTTGGCTAAGCAGATGCCTAAAGAAATTGCAGCAGCCTTAAAACCTGTTGTAAAGGTTGCTAAAGGGTATGTACCAGATAATGGCTCAATCCTTAGCAACTGGCGCAACCGCGAGAATTACACTGGCAGATTCCCACTCTTTGATTCACGACAAGTCAAATCTGGCATAACATTTAAGACTACTCCATCTAAGACTAACTCTAGAGGGTTTAGATCATTAGCGCGTTTATTAAACAAAACTGCCGCTGGTGCTATCTATGAAACTATGGGTCGCAAGACTCCCAGCAGTCGTTTTGTGCAAAATCAAAGGAACAAGGATGCATCAAAGTTTGAGGGTAAAGGTAAAGAGCGAGGCGCTGTTCTATTTCGTGCATACAATGAAGATAAAGGCGCAGCGCAAGATGGCGTTTTAAGAGCTATTGAGAAAGCCAGTACCGACTTTAAGAGAGCAACTGCATGAGTATTTTAATTGATGTTGCAGCAGAGTTCACAGGCAAGAAAGCATTTAAGCAGGCTGAGAGTGCAACCGATAAACTTACCAAGTCGGCTAAAAATCTAGGTAAAGCCTTAGGGGTTACTTTTGGTACTGCTGCTGTTCTTGGTTATGCCAAAGCTTCTGTTAAGGCAGCGGCAGCTGACCAAAAAGCACAACAGCAATTAGCCTTAGCTCTTAAAAATGTTGGGCTTGGTCGGGATGCTGCTAGTTCAGAATCCTACATACAGAGCCTTCAAAGCGAGTTTGGAATTGTTGATGATCTTCTTCGTCCCGCTTATCAGACCCTAGCCGTAGCCACACGCGATTCTGTTGAGGCTCAAAGACTTCTAAATCTTTCCCTAGACATTGCAGCCTCAACTGGTAAAGATTTAGGCTCCGTAACAGCGGCATTGAGTAAGGCATATCTTGGAAACAACACCGCACTTTCTAAATTGGGTGTAGGAATATCTAAGGCAGACCTTAAATCTAAATCTTTTAATGACATTACCAATGAGCTATCCGATACCTTTAAGGGCTCAGCAACAGCGTCTGCAAATAGTTTTAGTGGTTCTATTGCTAAACTTGGTGTAGCTTCCGAAAATGTAAAAGAAATTATTGGCAAGGGCATTATAGATTCATTGATGATTCTTGGTGAGAATACAAGTGTTAGTGAATTAGCCACAGATATGGAAACTGCTGCTACCAATACAGCAGCTTTACTTGTGAACATCTCTAAACTTATTAAGTTAATTAGCACACCAATAAACGCTGTTGGTGGGGCTTTAGCAGACATTATTAAAAAGACAGGGCCATTTGTTGATCTTATTATTACTGGAGACCCAACTGGCTTAATGGGCTTAAAAAAGCCTGCACCTTCTAAAAATCCAATCCAGTCTGGCACTTATCTTAAAAACCAAAAAGCAATAACTAAATCAACTCAAGACCAACAAAAGGCTCAAGCCAAGATTCTTTCAGATAAGAGACTAGCCGCTGCTATTGATAAGGCCAACCTGTCTCTTGGTAAAGCTACCGATGTTTTTGATATGGAGGCCATCCAACTCAATGCTGCAATGATAAATCAAGCGCAGCAATTAGGCCAAGTTACATCTCAAACTCAACTTCTTGCAATTACTAATGATTTGACTCGCTTAAAAATCAAACAGGATATTATGGCTCTTGAGGACGCTATTGCCTCTAAAGATGAAGCATCCATTATTGCTGCTACTAACAAGTTAAATAAAGACCTTCTTATTCTTGGAGCATTAAATAATCAGCAACTTAAACTTAGCGATATAAAATCAATCCTTGACTCTATATTACCTAAAGATTTAATCAATCTGGCTAACCTTAATTCTGCACTCGCTCTGCTACTCCAGATGAGTAAAATCAATTTTAATGCTTTTGGCCCTAGTGGTCCTACTGGACCTACTGGACCTACTGGACCTACTGGACCTACTGGACCTACTTCAGCTGAAATTGCCGCAGCAGCCGCAGCAGCAGCCGCAGCAGCAGCAGCAAAAGCAGCAGCTGAAGCAGCAGCTGCAGCAGCGGCTAAAGCTGCACTCGATGCAATCAATGGTTTAGCAACAAAAGCAGCAGCTGAAGCAGCGGCTAAAGCGGCCGCTGAAGCAGCAGCAACAGCCGCTGCAACTAAAGAAGCAGCAGAAGCAACTAAAGCCGCCGCCGATGCAGCGGCCGCAGCAGCGGCGGCAGGAAAATTAGGGGATGATGCTTTAGCAATAATTACACAGTTAGTACCAGATGCTGTAGCGGAAGCAATAGCAGTAATTGCTGGAAGTTCAACAGTAGCAACTACAACAGAAGCAATAGCAGCCGCTTCATTTGCACAAGGCACAGCTGCTGGATTATCAACATCCGCAGCTATTTCAGGTGCTCGATATGCAGCACAAGCCGCAGCCATGATGGGCAGTGGTGGAATAAACATCACTGTTAATACAGGTATTGGAGACCCTAACGCAATCGCCGAGACCATTGACCAAGTCATTCAAGATGCAGTCAATCGAGGAACTCTCAGAAATGGCTTAAATAACGTAATATGACATGGCTACCAGAATGGCGGATTACAGTAGGTGATGATGTCTATACGACTGTCACCTCTGTCTCTTTTGCCTCTGGTCGCTTAGACATTGATAGGCAAGCCACTGCTGGCTACTGCCAAGTTCAAATTATTAACACGACTAATACAGATTTTACAATCAATGTCACTGAACCAATCACACTAGAGTTAAAAAACTCTAGCGGTACTTATGTCACTGTTTTTGGTGGGGAAGTATCGGATTTCAATATCGGAGTCAGAAGCCCAGATGAAACTGGCTTTGTTACTACTGGCACAATTCTAGGCATTGGATCACTGGCTAAACTGACTAAGGCTGTCTATAACACAGCTCTTGCAGAAGGCTTAGATGGCGCACAGATTGCAGCCATTCTTGGTGCAGCTCTTAACCTTACTTGGGCAGAAGTTACACCTACTGTAACTTGGGCAACCTATCCAGCAACTACCACATGGAATGAAGCTGAGACTTATATCGGCACTATTGATGCAGGCTTCTACACAATGATTGCACTTGCAGCTAGTGCCTCTGCTAAATCTCAAACTCTTGCAGACCAGATTGCTACTAGCGCACTTGGCACTATTTTTGAGGAAAAAGATGGGGATGTCTCCTATGACGATGCCGACCATCGATCTAACTACCTTTCGGCTAATGGCTTTACTAACCTTGATGGGGCTTATGCAACTCCGAGTAGTATCCAGTCTCAAACTCAGATTGCTCGCATACGAAACAGCCTTATTTATCGCTACTCCACATCCTATGGCTCGACCTATAGTACCTCTGATACGGACTCTATAGCCTCTTACGGCCTCTTTCAGCGTTCAGTCGATTCCAACATCAAGAACCTTGCTGACATAACTGATATTGCTACTAGAGAGTTAAACCTACGAAAGAATCCTAGAGCTTCATTAGGAGCAATTACCTTTAGGCTTGATAACCCAGACATGCCTAGCGCAATGCTGGACTCGCTTGTTGGCGTCTTTTTTGGTCAGCCTGTCTTGATTACTAGTCTGCCTACTAACTTGTTCGGTGGGTCATTTGATGGCTTTGTTGAAAATGTGGCCTTGCGAGCAACACCTAGTTATACAGAAATGACTCTTTACATCTCAGCTACAGACTTTTCACTATCTACTACCCAATGGGAAACAGTATTGCCTGCCTCTCTAATTTGGACAGGCGTAAATGCTACACTTATCTGGTCTAACGCGACAGGAGCACTAACCTAATGGCAACAACAACACCCAATTTTGGATGGGCAGTACCGACATCCAGTGATCTAGTAAAAAATGGTGCTACAGCCATTGAGACACTAGGTGACTCTATTGACGCATCTTTAGTTGATCTAAAAGGTGGCACAACTGGTCAAGTCTTGGCTAAAGCTACTAACACAGACATGGACTTCTCTTGGGCTACACCAGCTGCAGGATCAAGCGGAATGACATTAATTACTCGCTCAACATTTACAAATGTTGCAGGTCAAACTTTCGATGCTGTATTTACTAGCACTTACAAGCAATATATGGTAGTTATTGAAAACATCGGTGCTGCTACGGGTGCAGATGATTTACTTTTAAGAATGACATACGCTGGGCCAACAATTCAAACAACTGGTTACTATGGCTCAACAAATTGGTCTACATACAACTCGGCAATAGGTACTAATTACACATCAAATGGTGCTGCAATGCTTCTTGGAGTATCAACAGGTTTAACAACAGAAACATCAACAGCAACTATTTACTTTTCTCAGGTTGGTAATTCATCACAAATGCCTAGTTTTTATGGTCAAATAACATCACAGTTTAATGAATCCACGGGTACTTTTGGTGGACGACCAGGAACTGCAAGAACTTACACAGGCTTCAATTTATCCTCATCATCATCAAATGTCACTGGAACAGTGGCAGTCTATGGATTGGCGACAGCATAATGACAACACTCAATGAAATGATTGAAATTATTCGAGCAGAAAATCCTAACGGATTGAGAATTGGCGATGACAATTCAGGCTATACAGATTTAACTGCTGACAAATATGAGGCGCAAATTGCTGAGTGGGCTGCTAATCGCCTAGCAAAAGAAACTAGACTTACAGAAGCCGAGGCAGCGAAAGCTGCACTTCTAGACAAGCTTGGCATAACTGCCGATGAAGCAGCTCTCCTACTTGGATGAAGCCAAGACTTTCTAAAGCTGCAATCCAGTTAAGAGAGCAGTTAGATGATTCCTTCCCAGATCGTGATAGGGCATCGGATGGTTGGGTCGGTGATACCCGACACGCTTCTCGCAAGTCTGATCATAATCCAGATGAGCAGGGCTGGGTTCGTGCCATTGACCTTGACGCAGACTTATTCGGTGCAGGAGTCAAACCGCATATTATGCCAGACCTTGCAGATCAGCTTCGAATCAGTTGCAAGTCTAAGGCAGAAAAGCGCATCTCGTACATTATATTTAACGGCAGGATTGCGTCTCCCATCCTTAACTGGAAGTGGCGCAACTACACAGGGGCTAACAAACACACTCACCACATGCATGTCAGTTTTAAGAAAGAAGCTGACCTTCTGGGTGAGTTTTTTCAGATACCTATGCTAGGAGCAAATTAATGAATATGAAAAGTCCTTATGTCCTCACTGCTGGAGCATTCCTATCAGCATGGGCTGCAACTAATTTTGCAGCTGATTACCGCGCTGTTCTTTGGGCTGTCCTTGCTGGTGTCTTTGGATACGCGACTCCTAAAAAGTGACACAGTCTGACTTCTTTACGCTCTACCTAGCCACACTGGCAATCATCGGTGGGCTGTCTGGGTATGTCATTACTCATCTCTTGTCTGAGATTAAAAGACTCAACACACGAGTCGATGAAATCTATAACATCTTACTAGACAGGTAACATTCTGCTATGGCAAGAAAAGCAACTAAGGCATTAGAGGATCAAGGTTACTCAAAGCTAGATGCTTATTGCATTGGGCTTTATGAGTATTTCTGTAGTCTTAAGCGAGCAGGCTTTAAAGAAGATGTAGCCATGTTCATGATTACTGAGCCTAATGCTTACCCTGCTTGGATATTGCCTAACCCTGTCGATCCAGAGAAGTTCGGCAACTACGAAGATGAGGACGATGACTAAAGCCCGCTATCTTGTTATATCGGATTTACAAAT